TAACTGTGAAGCTTAACCCAAAAGATAGATTGTAATTTTTGAGGGAAGTTAGTTATATTTATAAAAACTGAGTTATAAGACATGGGAATTGAACCTCAATACGTTTATCTTGGAGCCACTTGTATATTGGCTATATTACAATTGATTAATATGAGGAAAGTAGAAAACCTCAAATCTGAGATAGAGTCCTTATGGAAACAAATAGCTATCATGGCAATCGCATCTGCTGGTGCATTCGATAAAGTGCAAAAATCCCTAGATGAAAAAGAAGACAAAAAGTAAGGGACTTGGAGACACCATCGCTAAGATAACAGAGGCGACAGGTATAGATAAACTGGCAAAAAAACTATCTAAGCTGGCTGGAGAAGAAGACTGTGGCTGCGAAAGAAGAAGAGAAAAACTAAACGACATATTTCCCTACGATAACAAAAAAGACTAGTTATGAAATTAGAAGACTTTGAGAAGCTTAAGATCAAATTGGAAGTTTTTAAGCTAGAGAAGAATTTCTCTGCGCTGAATAAAACTCTCTACTACTTCTCATTTTTAGGTAACATCTTCCTTATTTACTTCGGTTACTTCTTCATCAAGTCAACCGTAGATGGTGTACCAGATCTTTTCCCATATCAAAACGAATTCCTTACAGTGTTTGTTGCACTATTCTTGACTGGATACGAGCTTACTAAACGTTTCGTCATTGAGCAATCCATCACATCCACTATACAGAAGAAAGGCGTCAACGCAGGCATACTCGGAGGTTTAGCCGTATCGTTAGCACTCATAGCTGGATCTTTCTACCTATCGCTGAACGGTGCTCACAGACTCATAGACACCAGCGACAAGATAGAACAAGCAGTAGACAATAAGACAAGTGAGAAGGTCATTAAGTTCGAACAGGAACACGATGACCGCGTGGCTTCTTACAAGAAACAGATCGATGGATACCAACAGCGCATAGACAAAATCATGAACACCGCTGAAGGCAGATCTCTGTATAGAACGGAACGTGAGACCATCAAAGGTTGGGAAGAGAGCATAGAGAAACTGAGACAAGAGATTAAAGCAGAGGACGTAAGGTTAGAAGAGCAAGTAGCGAAAGCAGAAACTAAAACGGACACTAGTGCAGAGAGGGAAAAAGAAAAGGTAGCAGAGAACGACACCGCTTTCGTGTTCATGACCTTCTTCCTTGAATTCATCGTCATACTCGGTGTTGGCTTCAATGCATACTATGTATTGGGATCTTACAACGAAACCAAGCAACTGCTTGAAACACCGAAGTATAAGCAACTCAGTTTGAATTCTAAACTGCTAAAGCTTTATTACCAGAACGGAAAGAAGGAAGTTGGAGATCAAGCGCTGTCCCTGAATAAACTTAACAATCTAGTGATTGCTCAAAAACTACAGTGTAGACAGTTAGAGATTCGGGCATTCATCAATACTTGCTTGGAACTTGGTATCACCAAAGAGAGCGACAACAAACGAAAAGTATTCCAGCTTCCGTACGATGAAGCTAAGAAGTTAATAGTGAAAGACGACCTACTCTAATAGTAGGTTTCTTTTTTTCCCATAAAATCGTTAAATTTAGGTTATGCAAGAGAAGAACTATGTCACAGTCGATTCCATGTCCACACTCAAGGCCATGGTCGAACACATCAAGTCGAACGATCTTATAGCATTCGACACAGAAACAAACTCACTGAACCCACGTAAAGGCAAGATCATCGGCTTTTCCGTATCAGGTGAAGTCGGTGTTGGCTACTACATGCCGACAATGATCTTCAAAGACGGAGAACTGCAAGACGCAAAGATAGAGGACAAGCTCTGTCACGATCTTGCTAAGAAGACCATATCGCTGCTGATAGGCAAAAAGATCATCGCTCACAATGCTTCGTTCGACACTAGGTTCGTAAAGCACTTCTATGGTATAGATCTACTTCCGAGCCTTTACGTGGATACGATACTGTTGGTGCACACAGTCAGAGAAGAAGGCGCAGGCTTCGGTGAGTCGTCTTCTTTCGGCCTTAAGTCCATTGCTAAAACGATACAGAACGAGATCGGTCTTGACGTGTTCACAGCGGCCAACGAAGAGCAGATCAAGATGAAGGAATCGATCAAAGCAAACGGCGGTTCGATAACCAAAGAGAACTACGAGATTTGGAAAGCGGACCTAAACTTGCTATCTGAATACGCATGCGCTGACACTGACCTCACGCTTAGAGTGTACAATTACTTCATAAAGACCCTCTACGAAGAGAAGCTTGAGAAGTTCTTCTTCGAGGACGAGGTGATGCCGCTCTACAGAGAGGTCACTGTACCCATGGAGGATACAGGCGTAAAGCTTGACATCGAACTGATGAAGAGTTCCTACCAGAAGATCGACGCTGAGCTGAAGAAGTACCAAGAGCTGGTGAGCAAAGAACTGCTCAGCTACCCTAACGTCAAACTGTGGGTTGTGTCCAAAGCTCAAGAAGCTTTTCCTGCGAACAATCGCGGCATCTTCGCACAGGAACTAGTCAAAGAGGTTGGCTTCGATCTCGATAAATCGGAGAAGACAGGCAAGTACAACATAAACCAGTCTTCTGTGATTCGTTTACCTGAAGGCGACGCTAAACACTTCCTACTTCACGGAGATGCTAACGTACTCGGCAAAGAACTGTCGATGAAAATCTCTATGAAGCTGTGGAAGGAGGACAACAACGGTTTGTTCTTCAACATACAGTCCAAAGACCAACTCGGTGAGATAGCTTTCGGTGCACTTGGTCTCAAGCCAACATCGTTCACCAAAACTGGTAAGCCACAGTTCGACGATGATCTCATAGCATCATTAGCAGATAAGTTCGAGTGGGCAAAGAACCTTCGCATATACAATCGACTGCTTAAGATCAAGTCCACTTACATGGAAAGATTCTTGCACGGAGAAGAGAACGGTCGTTATTACTTTTCGTATAAACAGCATGGAACAGTTTCTGGAAGGTATGGATCCGATGCGCAGCAACTTCCTAGGCCAAAAGAAGAAGGGGACGATGATCCAGTAGTTATCGAATATAATAACCTAGTAAGAGCATTCTTCATACCAGAGGAAGGCAACGTGTTCATAGATGACGACTATACCTCTCTTGAACCCACTGTGTTTGCGCACGTTTCTGGAGACGAGGGACTTATGGAGATCTTCAGAAAAGACTATGACTTCTATTCTACCATCGCTATAAAAACAGAGGGATACAAGGATTACTCTCCAGATAAGAAGGCGGATAACTTTTTGAGAAAGCATTTACCCAAAGTCAGGAATAAAGCAAAAGCTTATGCACTTGGAATTCCTTATGGAATGTCTGCGTACGCTCTTGGTATGAATTTGGGTATTCCTACTAAAGATGCTAAGAAACTGGTAGATGGATATTTAGATGGATTTCCTGACCTCAACAATTGGATGGAAAGATCCAGAGAGTATGCAAAAAAACATGGATATATAAAGACTCAAGTTGGTAGGATAAGGCATCTTCCCAAAGTAAAGAAAATACACGATCAGATAGGAGACGCTATACTAGATTGGAACTTTAGAAAAGATTTGGAGAGGCAGTATGGAGCAGATAAGGTTGCAAACATATACCGCGATTATAAAAATGGACTGAACAATAGCCTCAATGTACAGATACAAGGACTTGCTGCGTCTATAGTTAACAGAGCTGCTATAGCTATAATGAGACAATTTAGAGCCAACGGCATTAAAGGTTGGGTATGTGCACAGATACATGACCAATTGATTATGGAAGTAGAAAAAGATAGAGCGCAAGAAGCTGCGAATATAGTTCAAGATTGTATGGAAAATACAACAAAACTTAATGTACCTTTATTAGCAAAACCAGCGATTGCAAAAAATTGGAAGGAGGGACACTGATATTTATTGTAGATAGAAAGTTGCTACTACCAACTATCTACAAAAAATTTATTTGGCCCTTAAGATCTTTGGAAGGTAGTAGCTCCACTGGTTTTTTGGGCCTTTATTTTTATGAAAAAGACGTATATCTATGTAAAAGAAAGTCCGCTAGGTTTGTTGTATTTAGGCATCACAAATCAAGATCCATTCAAATATAAAGGATCTGGAGTCAATTGGAAGAAACATTTAGAAGAAAATGGCTTCGGATTAGACAACATTAAAACATATATACTGCATGAAACAACAGATGAAAAAGAACTAGATCACATTTGTAGAATATATTCTGACCTTTTAAACGTGTCAAAGAGCGATCACTGGGCAAATATGAAGAAAGAGATAGGAGACGGAGGTACAGATAAAGGCCATCTAAAAGGAATAAAGAAACCAGAACACAGTAAGAGAATGACAGGCCGGGGAAATCCTAGATACAATAAACCATTTAGCAAAGAGACCTTATTAAAAATGAGCAAAGCTCAGAAAGGAAAATATATGGGTTCAAAAAGTCCCAGTGCAGTTAAGGTCAATCAATACACTTTGGATGGTCAATTTATAAAAACTTGGGGATCTATAATAGAGGCACATAGAGTGCTTGGAGTGTGCCATCAACACGTTAGTAAAGTATGTAAAGAAAAAAGAAATCATACTGGAGGATATAAGTGGTCTTACGCTTAGCGCATATTTATCTGCATGACAAAAGCAGAGAAAAAGTACAAAGCCCGCAAGCGCATGCAGAAGGAAAATCGCAGGATCAATCAAAAGAAAGGTCTGCACCTGAAGCATACGTAAAAATAACGCGCTGACCTCCAATCGGTTGCGCAACTGCTTGGTAACCAACTGGAAAGATTTTAGGGGCCCTATGTACTTTTAATGGGGGAGGGTGTATATTTACCCTGTGATTGATTAAGTAACCAACCCAACCAGAGTATGAATATCTACGGTAAAAAATCCTTCCAAAGCATCGACACCACCAAAATCACCAACGCTGTTGACGCTCAGACCCACGTATTGGGCATGTGTCTCGAGATCAACGGCAAGCACGACAGCCAGTGGTGCAGAGATTACTTCACAGCCACTTTCCCACGTTTGACTAAGTGCACCATCGGTCGTGTACTGCTGGGACTGGAGCCACACAATGAAAGAAGCACAGGTTACATGCCTAGACCGTTCTAAATTAAGTCATTAAAACTTATGAAAATCGATTGGAAAAAAATGGGATTCAAGAGCGAAGAGGAATACACTAAATTCCTCGACAAGAAGCTGGCCGGTTTTGTTGACCGGATAGAAACCGACAAGAAGATAGTTAGCGTGTTCAAAAGATTAAAAGATAGATAAAAGTTATGTCAGTATACAAAGAGGGATTTTACGCAGTAGAAAAGATCGCAAAAGCAAGTCGCAAGATATACACCGACTCAGCAGATTTCGGTGCACCCACCAAGAAAGGCGACGATATCTGGGCTTGGACCAAGCAGCTCGTTGAACAGTACGGTGTACCGAACACCAGGAATGCGGAGTACTACGAGACGGGGACCACCGTAAGCCAAACTGTAGAACTCGTGGACGAATTGAACTCTGGCCAGATCATGAGGTACTTCGTCAGCTTCACCACTGTAACAGACAATCCCAACATGGACGGCTACGTCTACTTAATTCGCACAAAATAATACAATTATGAAACTCTCAGAAAAATCCTCCGGGGGCACCTCCTTCCACGGTCACACAATCACCGCCACCTACAACCAGTTGGTCGAAGTGCTCGGAAAGCCCCAACAATCACAGAACGATGGCAGCGACAAGACCAACTTTGATTGGACTTGCGAGACAGACGAAGGCATAGTGTTCACAGTGTACGATTGGAAAGAATACCGGAGAATCAAACCTAACGAGAAGATCGACTGGCACATCGGTGCGAACACACCTACTGACTCCTCACAAGCTTTCTTCGAACTTATAGAGTTCATTTAACCAACCAATAAAAGTTATGAAAACCAGCTTATCAAAAATACAGATCGGTAAAAACTACGTGTTCAACGTATACTATAACCACGGAGCAGGAAGTGGTTCACAAGGTTGGTACAACGTCATCGGTCGGGTGAAAGAGATAAACGCAGAGTTCATTCGAGTAATTCCTACTGAGAACATTGAGGCGGGCAACAAGCGCTCTGTGAAACTGTACAACCGTTCTATCACAGAGGTGAGTTGCTAGAATAAACTTACCGCATATTTATCAATAAGTTAAAATTAAAAGGAATGAAAAACACCTTAAACGAATCAAAAAGACTGCAGAAACTGGCAGGCATTCTAAAAGAAAACAGCGATCAAATGGGATTCGGTAGCAGCGAACCCGGCGCAAACATACAATTTACCTCAGGCAACGTCATAAAAAGATTGGACGGTATCGCTAAGCAACACGGCTTTGCACCCGCCATTACCGCTGTAAAACCCCCGTTGAAAGCGGTGTGGAAGAGCGCAGTAGGTAGCGTAGCCCTTTACCAGGATCCCCAATCCGGACTCGTTGTAAAGTGGCACGGTATGGACGGTTCCGGAGATCAAGAGGGTATCGACATGTGGATGGATCCTGCTACTTGGGAACAGAATTTCCCTATGGCGCCAGACGATTCCGGTGACGAGTTAGACGGTGACGAAGATCTGTACGAAGCTCCAAGAAGGAAGCCCGCCGCAGGCGGAAACGTCACTGCAATGGTGGACTCTGTCATCAAAGCCAATTATCCCACCGCTCGTAAGATTTCCGATAGGCTTACTAAAGATCTATACCTTGACGAAGGATTCAAGTCTCTAGGATACTACATCGTTAACGAACTTCCTGGCGCAGACGAGTACGGCCGCGTTGAGGACTTCGACAGAGAAGATCTTGACGAAGTAGATTTCGTGGCAGTCAGTGTAGTGCAACACATCGCCTCAGGTCGCATATTCGTATACCAATTGAACAGATTCGGTGAGCCCGAAGGTAGCTACGGAGAAAGCAGCGGTGAGATCATAAACGGTAAAATCGATTTCGAAATGGGTAGAGAAGCGGACGTAGAAGACGCATCAGCTGAAGAGCCAGAGTACAATTATACATCTCCCTCCGCAGTGGCCTATCAGATAAACGACTACTTTGATACAGAATCAGAGGAAGTGACTCCCATCGATTGGTTTAACGAACACAACGTACAATATAACAACGTACTAGGGGCAAAAGCTGAAATAGCCCAAAAAGGTGTCAAAATGCAATTCAAAGAAGTGAACGGCGATTACATCTTCACTTTTTCAAAGGGCGGTGAAACTTACTCTATCAAGTGGGACGGTGAAGCATTTATACACAATGAACCAGTGTGGTCAATGGCATAAATTAAGCATATTTTAATTCACAAGGGAGAAAGATTTTTTCTCCCTTTTTTATTTACGTATATTTATGATAAAGGCAGCAAGGTAGCGCCTAGTTACGTAAAATAAATGTTTAACCGCTTACCGGAAGGGAGCACAAAATTTAAAAAGTATGACACTAATAAGACCATTTGAATTGGATCAGTTCGATCTCCTGTGGAGAGATCTCTTTAATTCCACATCGCACTTCGCGGACATCACAAACAAAATCACCCATCCCACAGACATCTACGAGACCGACAAAGGTATCGTGTTTGAAATCGCTGCTGTGGGTCTAAACAAGGAGGATATCGAGATTATTACTGAGGGTGAAGTCCTCCGTATCAGGTACAAGAAAGAGGAAAAGCCGGAGGAACGCACAGTTGTCTACAGAGGCATCAAGCGCTCCAGCTTTGATTTAGCTTGGAAGGTGGCATCTAAGTTCGACCTCGCTCAAGCAGAGGCCAAAATCGATAAAGGCTTACTCTCAATCGAGGTGCCTTTTGCCGAATCTAAGAAACCAAATGT